ACAAAAGGTTAGCGGGCCAGTTTGCAAATACCGCTGAGTAAAAGGTATCCGTATAGGAACACTCGTACACGTTGAGCCGCGTCCGGTAGTAGGGCGGCAGGATTGACGGAGATTGAATGTTGGCAATCGAAAAAACTGTAATGTACATAAAAACCCTTTAGCACTAGGAACGAAGCGAGGGATAGCGTAAGCGATGTCGACGTAGGTTGGGAAAGGTCAGAGCCCATTGTACAGCAGAAAACACCTACTTCCAAGTCTTGGCTGTGACGAACTCACATGAAGTTCAAGATTAGATGGGACCGTAAACAGGTTCCGTCTGACTGAAACAATCTACATGAAGCAATTACAATGTTACTTCGTAACATTGCTTTAATTCATATCTACTGCTTTATTCAAAACGAAGTATTTTAGTTTGAGCGCAAGCGAAAACTATTTGTTACGAAGTAACAAATCTTAATTATACAATTATTATAGATAAATATTATCACAGTATAAAGGACTACTCATGAGAGTAATAGATATAGTAGAAATTGATAAAAGTTCAAGTAGGCCAGGATTTGCATCTGGTGTAGGCAAACTAATTGGCGGCGTTGATGCACCAGGAACTGGTAAATTTAACTTTGGTCCGTTACCTGATGGCAGTTTTGAGGTAGTAGATAAAGATTCAAATCGAGTAGGAACAGTAAAAGGCAGAAATGCAGCTATGTCTGCTACGATTAAGTTTAATAAGGTAGCAAGAAAATTTGGTGTAGATAGTCCTCAGTTTCAAAAAGCTCTAAAACAGGCAGGTAGTAAATTAACTATTGCAATGGACTACGAGAAAAAAGTTTCAAAGCCAGGTAAGATTGGTAAAGCAGTTAATTATGCAAAAGATAATATTCCAGGCGCAAGAAAAGTAGCTGGTTGGGGATCAAAAGTTCTAGCATTAATTAAAGGTACTATTATTGGTAAAGTTGTTTTTGGATTTTTTGCTGTTGAAGATATTGCAGAAGAACTTGACAGATGGGGAAATATATACGTAGCTGAAGGTTGTACACTGCAATCAAAAAAACTTGATGCACAAGAAATGCGTATTAGGAAAATAATTACAGAAAACCTTGCATTTGTTGCAACTGGAATAGGTATGACCGCAAGTGGCTTAATAAGACTTTTAGGAACCTATCTTGCACTTTTACCCATTGCAGGTTGGATTGCAACTGCAATAGCATGGGTCAGTGCAGGTGTTCTAGGAAGTATGATTGCTAAATTACTTTCTAATTCTGCAGTCGGCGAATATATTGCAGAACATATGGTCGGAAGTATGATTACTGAAAAGAGTATAAAAATGTTAGCTCTTGCAAATTGTCCAAAAGAAAGTCTAAGTGAATCTTGGGAAGCACAAATTGATGAAGATATTAAATTAGTTTTTGAAAAACGAAATGCATCAACTAAACAAGCTGAACAAAAAGCTGCAAATGAAATTAAAAAGATGTTCCTAAAAGACAAACAACTAAACAAAATTATTCAAGTTACTAAACAAAAAGTAGATAAAGGCGAAATAGAATACAAGCCATCAAAGTAACGGCAGTTTAGTTTTTTCTACAGTTTCGATATTTTCTTTTATTATTTTATAAAATATTTCTCTATCTTCGTTAGTTATAACATGCATTAGTTCGTGGTATGATATCGAACCCCGCATGTACCATCCTAATTTATAAGTGTCGTATTTTAATTGTTTAACTTCGTTGGTGTATTTTTCATCTAGTTTGATAACATCAGATTCCTCGAGGGATACGAGCTGTTGCCGAAAAAACTTGAATAGTCCATTCCTATCTTTGACTTATACTGTGTACCGCAATCTTCTGCACTGCAAGTAATATCAAATGTTGGTAAGTTCCATTGATCTGATATTTCTTTTACTTTTGCTTGTAATTCTTTATAAAACTTTGCATCGTTGTTTGAGATAAAATCTAATATTTTAGCTTTGTCGGCTTCTTCATCTGTGCCGTCAGTGATCTTATCAATATAACTTACACTTAACCTTAATGTAAGATTAGTCATTTTTTCTAATATAGTCTGGACCTGTTTATCTTTTTCTTCTTGTGATAGTTCTGATCTATCAATTTGTGTAGCAGTTCTTTCTAATGTATACTGCTCTTGACTAAAACCTGTATTTTCTCTATATGATATTGGTTTAACATGAACTGTTAGATCATCCATTGTAAACGAAGTTGTAATTGGATATTCGCTAAAGCTATCAAGTAATCTTCCTAGACTTATTTCATTAGTATTGCTCTCTCCGCAGCTTGTACAACTACTTTCAATTGGCATTTTATCGCCATATGTAGCTATACGTATTGCAATTAATATATAATCTATATCAAAACCGATCAATGCCCACGGATTAAGTATACTAGGAACGCAACTTTTTATAACATGTGCCGTTGCTTCTCCTGAAAATAGAGCATCAGGTGTTTTAAGCATTATTTCGTCCATAGCTGTCATACCAAAGACAGGAAGTTGAGTAGCTTGCATGTCTTGAAGGACAGTATCATCGTATATTCGGCCTAGACTAGGCAAATCTATAAAGATTTTTGGCTGCCGTTGGTGTTTTTTTAAAAAATCTGACATATTGGTCCTTGCATAAATAGTTATGTATATTATTTATGACCGCATTTCGTTGTGGTTAAGGAAAACGAATGGCACTAGACCCACAAGACAAACAAGACATAGTAGATGCTATATCTGCTGGATTTAAAAGCATCAAAATGCCATCTTCTGGCACTTCTAGTAGTGATAGTGGTGGAAAAAAAGATTTTGGAACTAAAGAAATAGATGCATCAGTCTCAGGTGTAGCTAGAGTGCTACAGCAAGGCGGCGGTCGTATTGATAAAGCAGCCAAAGATATAGCAGGTCTTGTACCAACAGACTTACTTAAAAATATTGCAGGTGCAGGTGTCAGTGCAATAAGTTATATTGAAAATACTCAAGATACTTTTAGAGCTCTGTCAAAAGTTGGCGCAGGATTAAACGGAAATTTAGGTGAGCTACAAATTACAGCCTCTAAAACACGGATGCCTATTGATACATTTGCTAACATGGTAGGCAATAACAGTACGCTCCTTGCAGGATTTGGCCGAGGCGTAAGCGACGGTGCAAGAAACTTTGCTAATCTTAGTAACGCTATGTACGAAGAAGGTGTTATCGAAGGATTCATGAATCTTGGAATGACCGTTGAAGAAGCTAATGAGTTTGTACTTAAAAATACTGAATTAACAAGAAGACAATCACGTTTATCTAATATGGATGCTGGCGAACAAGCCAAAGCTGCCGCAGACCTTGCAAAAAATATGCAGATTGTTGCAAAACTTACTGGTAAAGAAGCAAGTGCATTACAAGATGATTTAATAGCAAGACAGCGTAATGGAGCAACACAAGCCAAACTTCGTTTGTTAGAAATGGATGGAGTAAAAGGCGCACAAGAAGCATACAATAAAACACAAACCGCTCTTGATGCAGGTCCTGGAATTCTAAAGAATTTGTTTGACGACTTAATGCAAACTGGTGCTCCTATGACAGAAGCAACTAAGAATTTTGCGGCAACAAACCAAGAAGCGTATAAATTAGCCCAACAAGCTGCAGAAGCAAACAAAAGAGGAGATGTAGCAGAGGCACAAAGATTAGGTGCAGAAGCTGCCGCAGCGGCAAACAAATTTGCATCAAGTAGACAAGGTCTTACACTTGCTACACTGGCACAAGCTAGTGATATAGCAAAAGGACAAGCAGATGTTCTTGAAGAAATGGGTCCAATTATTGACTCAACAATGGCTACTATGAAAAAGGTTAAAGATGCTGGCGATGGAGAACTTACATTTAGAGAAGCATTTTTAAAAAATCTTAAAGAAATTGGCGCTGAAACAACAACACAAATGAAAGGTGAAGGAGTTGGACAAGAAGCTTCTGTTGCTGTCAGCAAAGGTCAAGTACAATTAGCTAACCTTGCAGCCAAAGGCCAAGAAAAACTCGGAGAACATATACAAACTAATACTGTACTTCTAAAGACGTATAGCACTATGATTGAAAATTTAAAACCTACACTTGGAGGTGCAGCGACTCAAATAATTGACGGAATAGATGCGTTAATTCCAGGTACAAAACTTAGTGAACAAATGGGCAAAATTGATATGTTTAGTGATAAACTTAAAGAAGCAGGATTGATGCAGGAAAATACAATGAAACTGTTGGCAACTGTACTTGACAGCAATGTAACACCTGCGGCAAAAAAAGCAGCAGAAGCGGCTTTGATACAGCAAGGTGTAATTAATAAAAATTTAGAACTAACTGAAAAATTTGCCATCGGATTACAAAAAGCTAGAACAGATAGTGCAAGTACTCAAACTCCGGAACAAGAAGAAGGTAGTAGTTTAGGAATGTTGAACAAACTTTGGAATTGGATAACCGGTGATGAACAACAAAACGCATTTGGAACTGGTGGATTTAAAGATTTTGGTAAAGGCAAAGCCGCAATGTTACACGGATTAGAAGCTATTGTACCTAAAGACAGTCCACAAGGTGCACTGCTAGATAGTTTTCCTGGAGGACTAGGTGATCTTACTGCACAAATCCAAAATATGGGTAACAAATTTGATCCATCTGCCATGAAAAATTTAGCAAGCGATATAGCAGCTACTAGTGCTCCTATGGGGCAAGCCGCACAAGATCTAATGGCAGATATATCATCTCCTAACACAAGCACACAAGGTAACACAAACGAAGATCTTTCGGAAACCATAAATCAGACTTTACAACAGCTAGTTCAAATAAATACTAGACAGTTAACAGAGATACAAAAACAAGTTAAAGCTACTAAAGGTATGAGTGGCAATGTTTTATCTAACGTAGGAATTTAAATGAGCTGGAAAAAATATTTTACACCTGTTAGCGCAGGAAATGATACAACAGGAACTTACTCACCTATTAACGGAGCAAGTGCTGTTACCAAACCAGGCCCCGCTCGTAGTAATTATTCAAGTTTTTTACCTGACGTCTATACAGGAACTCCAAACAGGGTTGAAAGATACGGTCAGTATAACACAATGGATTTAGATTCAGAAGTGAATGCTGCACTCGATATTCTTGCAGAATTTTGTACACAAAAACACAAACAAAATGGAACACATTTTACATTTGACTATAAGAAGCAGGCTACTAATTCTGAAGTACAAATTTTAGGACAATACTTACAACAGTGGTATAAGATTAATAATTTTGAAAAACGTATGTTTAGACTTGTACGTAATGTATTCAAATACGGAGATGGATTCTTTTTAAGAGATCCTGAAACTAAAAAACTTTATCATGTAGATCCTGCAAAAGTAAACAGAATAATTGTTAACGAATCAGAAGGTAAAACACCGGAACAATATATTGTAAAAGATGTGCAATTTAATTTTAGGGATTTAATAGCAACTAAACCACACCAAACAAATGGCAACATAACCGGCGGCGGAAGCGGATACTACGAAGGTGGTGTAAGAGGAATGGTAGGTAACTATCCTAACCAAGCTGGATCAAGATTTACAATTGAAGACGGTGAAGTTGCAATAGCTGGAGAACACATGTTTCATCTCAGCTTGTCAGAAGGTTTAGACAACAACTATCCGTTTGGTAATAGTTTGCTTGAAAGTATTTTTAAAGTTTATAAACAAAAAGAATTACTCGAAGATGCTATTATAATCTATCGTGTACAACGTGCGCCAGAGCGTAGGGTATTCTATGTTGACGTAGGTAACATGCCATCACACCTTGCTATGCAGTTTGTTGAGCGTGTAAAAACTGAAATACATCAAAGACGAATTCCATCTAAGACAGGCGGCGGAACAAATGTTATAGATTCAGCATACAATCCATTATCGACTAACGAAGATTACTTTTTCCCGCAAACAGCAGAAGGTCGTGGTTCAAAAGTTGAAACACTACCAGGAGGTACTAACCTAGGAGAAATTGATGACCTTAGATATTTTACTAATAAGCTCGTACGCGGCTTACGAATCCCTAGCAGCTACTTGCCTACAGGCGCTGACGATGCAACTGCAAGCTACAATGATGGAAGAGTCGGCACAGCATTTATACAAGAATTAAGATTCAATACATATTGTGAACGATTACAAAATCTACTTGCAGACGAGTTTGATCAAGAATTCAAAAGATATTTGTTAGAAAAAGGTGTAAACATTGATACAGCAATGTTTGATCTAAAATTCCAACCACCACAAAACTTTGCGGCTTATAGACAAACAGAATTAGACAATCAAAGAATTGGTACTTGGTCACAAGTACAAGCAATACCATACATTTCAAATAGATTTGCACTAGAAAGATTCTTAGGATTAAGCACAGAAGATATTGCTAAAAACGAAAGACTTTGGAAAGAAGAAAATCAAGAAAACTTAACACCACCACCAGGCGATGCCGCAGGTGAAATGCGCGGTGTAGGAATTAGTAGTGCAGGTATAAGTGCAGATATAGACGGCGCTGAAGAAACAGCAGACATAGAAGGCGGAGAAGACGGAGGAGAAGGAGCACCTCCAGAAACGGCAACCGGCGAACAACTAGGTGGAGCACCAGCAACACCTCCAGCAGGTGGTGACGCAGGAACAATATAAAGTATAAATAACATTATGATACTGAGAGAACTTTTTTATTACGACAAAGAAACTATTGAACCTGTTGAAGACAATAGGTATGATCCTCAGTATGATCAATCTATAGTTGATCTAGATGATACCCGGAAAACACGATTAAGTTTAAGCCAAATAAATCGTGCTCGTAAGGCAGCTGAACTACATACAGAAGAAAAGGCTAAAGAAATAGACTTTGTAAGACAAATGTATGGACTAGCAGCACAAGCTGAGGCGGCCGGAGTATGATAATTGGCGAAACTAGATAAAAGCAAATACACTCCTGATGAATGGCGTGAACTTCAAACTCAAAGAAAACTCTATAAAATAAAACGTAGAGCTGAAAAAGCAGCAAAACGTTCTCAAAAACCAATCCAATATGAAAAAGTTCAAATTAAACAAAAATACAGTAGTGCTTTTGTAATAGGTAACGGCACAAGTAGAACTCCTATAAATGTAGAAGATCTAGCAAATTTAGGAAATACTTATGGTTGCAATGCATTATATAGAACGTTTGCACCAGATTACTTAATTGCTGTTGATGTTAAAATGATATTAGAAATATCTAAACAAGGATACCAAAGAAAACATACTGTATGGACAAATCCTAATAAAGCATATGGGCAAATACAAGATTTAAATACTTTTAATCCTAGTAAAGGATGGTCAAGTGGTCCTACAGCTTTATGGCTTGCAAGTCAACACGGGTATGAAAAAATATACATACTTGGATTTGACTATCGGGGTACAGCTGATAAATTTAACAATGTTTATGCTGATACTCCTAATTATAAAAAGAGTCAAGATGGTGCAACTTTTTTCGGAAATTGGTTGCGTCAAACGGTGTCTGTAATTAAAGAACATAAAAATATTCAATATGTAAGGGTTATAGCACCTGATAATTACTGTCCTGAGGAACTAAATAAATTGGATAACTTAGTAACAATAACAGTAGATGATTTTATGAAAATCCACCAACTTTCTTAGGTTGTAGCCAAAACGAGCTATTTTTGGCCTATTTCTACGCACATTTCCTTTATATTTGTAAATACAACTGACAGCCTTACCATAGGTAAAACATTTATAGGAGATAAAAATGGCAGATACAAACAAATTTGAAGAGATGCTTGAGCATCTCGTAAATAACGACCGTGCTAAAGCGGAAGAGTTATTCCACGAAATTGTAGTGGCAAAATCAAGAGATATTTACGAAAACATCTTAAGTGAAGATGTTAATGACGAAGAAGTTGATGAAGCATCAAAAGACGATGACGATGAAACTAATGAAGCATCAAAAGATGATGACGACGAAACTAATGAAGCAACTGACGAAGAAGTAGATGAGTCAGATGACGAAGAAGTTGACGAAGCATCAAAAGATGATGACGATGAAACTAATGAAAATTTTAATCTAGATGAGTTTGAAGTTGAAGGCGATGACGACATGGACATGGACATGGATATGGACATGGGCGGAGACGCTAGTGACGACATGGCAATGGATATGGGCGACGAAGGTGACTCAGACGAGCCAGCAACAAAAGGCGACATTATGGATTTAGAAGCCGAACTTGAAGACCTTAAAGCAGAATTTGAAGACATGCTAGGTGATAAAGATGGCGAAGAAGATGACATGGGCGACGAAGAAGGCGAAGACGACGAAGAAGGCGATGCTGATATGGATATGGATGCAGACGCTGAAGAAGAGTCTTATAACTTTGAAGCAAATGACGAAGAAGTAGACGAAGCTAGTGACGACGAAGAAGTCGAAGAAGTAGCTAAATCTGCAGGTGAGCAGATGCGTGAATATGTTGAAAAAGTATCAGCTACAATGGGTGATAATGGTGCAAACGCCAAATCAGTCGTAGCAGGTAAAAATGACATGGGCGGCACTGCTTCTAACTTGGTAGCGGGCGGAGAAGCTGACGCTAAAGGAACAGCAGGCGGCTTAGCACAACCTTCAACAAAAGAAGATAGTGCAGGTAACGTAAATGTACCAGGCGGTAAAGCATCTAAGTCAATGAAAGCGCAACCAAAAGGCCACGGCGCAGAGAAAAAAGGCGCAGGCGATACAGCTCCTGATAAAAAGTCTATGATCGGTAGCTAATAGGAAACGATGGATGAAAACTAATCTATTAAGAGAACACCTGACATTCGACCAAGCTCAAATGGTGGTTGAGAATGCCAATGAAGGCAAAGATCTTTTTATGAAAGGTATTTGTATTCAAGGGGGTGTACGCAATGCGAACCAACGTGTATATCCTGTAAATGAAATTGGCAGGGCTGTCAAAACTCTCAATGATCAAGTTAGCGGAGGATACAGTGTTCTTGGTGAGGTTGATCATCCTGAAGGTCTTAACATTAACCTGGACAGAGTCAGTCACATGATTACCGAAATGTGGATGGATGGTCCAAATGGTTATGGAAAAATGAAAATTTTACCAACACCGATGGGACAACTAGTGAAAACAATGCTTGAAAGCGGAGTTAAACTAGGTGTCTCATCAAGAGGTTCTGGTAACGTTAGTGAAAGCGGAAACGGAGAAGTTTCTGATTTTGAAATTATAACGGTAGACGTTGTTGCACAACCTAGTGCACCTGGCGCATACCCAACACCAATCTACGAGCATCTAATGAATGCACGTGGCGGAATGAAGGCTTACGAATTAGCACAGGCTACAAAACACGACACAAAGGCACAAAAATATCTAAAAGAATCACTGATTAACATAATCAGTCGACTCCAATAAAAGGAGAATAATATGTTGGATGCACTAAAAACACTTTTTGAAAATGACGTAGTTTCCGAAGAAGTGCGCCACGAAATCGAAGAAGCTTGGAACCAGAAGATTAAAGAAAATCGTCAAACGGTTACAGCAGAACTTCGCGAAGAGTTCGCTCAAAAGTATGAACATGACAAATCAACAATGGTAGAGGCTATTGACTCTATGGTTACTGAACGTCTTGCTTCAGAAATTGAAGAATTTGCCGATGATCGTAAACAACTTGCAGAAGCAAAAGCAAAGTATGCTGTTGCTATGCGCGAAAATGCAAATCTGTTAAGAGGATTTGTAGTTGAATCATTAGCTAAGGAAGTAAACGAACTTCACGAAGATCAGAAGAGTATGGCTAGCAAGTTTAGTATGCTCGAAGATTTTGTTGTCGAATCACTTGCAAAAGAAATTGCAGAGTTTAATGAAGATAAAAAAGACCTAGCCGAAACGAAAGTAAGATTAATTCGTGAAGCAAAAGGACACTTCAATGAGCTTAAAACAAAGTTTGTTGAAAAGAGTGCGGCAAAAGTAGCTTCTATTACTGACAAAGTTTTAAATAACGAAATTAGTCAGCTTAAAGAAGATATCGAAGCAGCACGTAAAAATGATTTTGGGCGTAAACTGTTTGAAGCATTTGCCGCTGAATACGGCAATAGCTATCTTAATGAAAAATCAGAGACTGCAAAGTTAATGAAAGTAATTAATATCAAAGACAAGCAGCTAACA